CTACTAAGGTATATAATAGTCCTAATTTGTCTATTTTACCTTTACTTGCTTATCATAAGATTTGCAATGACCATTATCGTAATGAAAAGTGGCAGCCTTTTGAGCCTTGGACTTGTAACATTGATTATGTTACTCCTACTTCCAACATGAATGCTACATCTTTTATCTCTCAGTCTCTGTTTTCGAGTTACATGACTTCTATTCTCGATTTGGAAAATTCTAACCTTCCTATCGATTATTTCACTTCTGTGTTGCCACGTGCTCAGTATGGTGATGAATCTGCTGCTCCTGTTTCTGTTGACGGTGCTAATTCCTTCTTCAAACTTCAGGATCCTAACAATAATAAAATTGGTCCGGTTTTTAGTGGTTCTTCAACTCATGAAACTGATAATTTGATAAAGGACTCTGAAACTTCTGTTATTATTCCTGAGGGTAACGTTGCACCTGTTCACACTTTGTACACTAATCAGTTACTTATTGGTTTGAAAGGTCGTTTAAATGCAGATGCGTCTCTTAAAATTTCTGCTTTGCGTTCTGCTACTGCTTTGCAGAAATATAAGGAGATTCAGAATAGTAACGACCCCGATTTTGCTAATCAAGTTTTGGCACATTTTGGTATTAAGCCAAAGGTTGATTCACGTACATCTATTTTTATAGGTGGTGATGATAAAACTTTGAGCATTAATCCACAAGTTAATACTAACTTTGTTGACGGTGGTGAACCAGATATTAAGGCTATTGGTGTTGGCGATTTGTCTGCCGGCTGTAAGTTTACCGCATCTACCTATGGTATGATTATCGGTATCTATCGTGCGGTTCCTCAACTTGATTATTCTCATGTAGGTATTGACCGTAATCTGCTCAAGACTGACGCGACCGATTTTCCTGTTCCGGAACTTGACAGCGTAGGTATGCAAACACAATATCGTTATGAATTGAGTGCTCCTATTATTGGGCTTAGTAAATATTTTGATTCTACCGTTATTTCCCCTAACCCTATTGATATGTCCGTAACTTATGGTTTTTCCCCTAGGTATGCTGAATTAAAGAGCGCTCGAGATTACTTTGAAGGCGGTTTTTGTGGTTCATATTCTTCTTGGGTTACTGGTTATGACCAGGCTTTTTTGCGTCGTTGGCGCAGTAATCTTGGCTCTCCAACTGTTGCTACTTATAAAAGCATTACCGATTTGTTTAAGTGTCGTCCGTCTTTACTTTATCCAATCTTTGTCAACCAGTGGTCGGGTACTGTTAACGATGATAAGTTGCTTATTGGTAGTGTAAATACATGTGTGGCTGTCCGTCCATTTAGTATGTATGGTTTGCCTTATTCTAAATAATTTAAAATTGTTTGATTATGAATGCTAAAAATGAAGTAGTTTATGTACCACCTGTTTATGAGGAGGTACAACATGAGGTTACATCTGTTGATGATAATAATAACCCTTTGCGCACGTCTTTTCATACTGACGTCTCTTTGTTGCAGCGTATTGATACTATGCGTGCCGATGCTGAGACGTTGCGAGAAATTAAGGAATCTTTGCAGCCTATGATTGATAGTTCTAATTTCCGTACAGAGTTCGAACAAACTTTCGGTTCTCTTACAGATGATGAGTTGATTAATTCTTGCCCTAGTCGTTATACTCAGACTGCAAGTGAGAAAATGTCTTATCTCAAAGAACTTGCTGCTAAGGATAAAGAAGCACGTGAAAAGGCTGCTGCCGCTCTTAAGGATAAAGAGGAAAAAGAAAAGGCTGCTAAAGAAAATGCTGATTTTCAGTCTCGATTAATGGAAATCTTTAAATAGTTTTGCCTATGTTGTCTAATATAATTAACTGGAGTGCTGCCGCTTTTGGCGGTACTCCTTTTCGTTTAAATAAGTGTACTGCTCTTGGTTCTGCTGCTGGTGGTGCTGCTGGTGGTGCTGCTGTTGGTGGTGTTCCTGGTGCTCTAGTTGGTGGTGCTCTAGGTCTTGCCGGTTCTTTGATTGGTGGTCTTTTTGGTAAACACAATACCGATAAGACTAATAAGTCGAACTATCAAATTATGCAAGAGCAGAATAAATTTAATAAAGAAGAAGCCCAAAAAAACCGAGATTGGCAAGAAATGATGTATCGTATGTTTGGTACGTCTTCTGCTAAGGCTGCTGATATGCGTGCTGCAGGTCTTAACCCTCTTCTTGGTGATGTTTCTGCTAGCGGAAATGTTGGTAGTGGTGGTGCTGCTACTGCTGCTGAATCTGCTCAAATGATGCCTACCGATTATTCATTTATTGGTGATGCTGCTAATCGCGGTTTGGCTGCTTATAATACTACTCGTTCCGTTGATGCGTCTGTTTCTTTGCAGAAATCTCAAGAGAATGTTAATAAGTCTATAGAGGGTGTTAATATGGCTCAGAAAGGGCTTATGGAATCTCAATCCGCTATGCAAAAACTGACCTATAAGTTTGCTATGGATACGTATCAGAATCGATTGTTGCAAGAACAATTTCGGGCTGAATTGGAAAATTGGCGCGGTTTCGATGCTATGTATGATGCCCGTCTTAAAGCATTTAGTCTTTATAATGTTATGCCACAAGAGGTTGAAAAGAATGTTGCTCAAACAATGTCTTTCTATGCTTCTGCCTTTCGTGATATTGCTGCCGGTAAATATACCCTTAAGCAAACCGAAAATTACGGTAAATGGTTATCTATTCAGCAGACGTTTGCCCATGCTGCTACTGTGCAAGGTCAGGCTGCCTTAATGCAAGGTCGTGCTGCCATAACAAATGCCAATGCCAATGCTAGTTATCTAAAACAGTTAGGTGGCTATTATGGTTCATTGATTTCGGGTCAAAACATGTCAAATGATATGCAGCGTTATTATACTGATTTTATGCTTGGTAGAATGCCTATTGGTAAGGCTGAGAGCATTCTTCGCCAAACACCTTATAAGCATTTGCTTGACTTGAACATTCAGCAAAATGAGTGGTCTTTGAACAAGTTGATGCAGGAGCCCGATTTGATACGTTCTCTTAGTGGTATGTATAAATCAGAGACGTCTCTTACTAACAAGCGTGTTGATAGCTACGATACTGATAAAATCTTTGAGCGTGGTGAAAGTGTTACGCGTATGGTCAAGAATGTTTCTGACGGTATTAGTAACTTTACCCCTAAGCCTAAGTTTAAAAAAGGTTCTTCTACAGGTGGTGAACCTACACCACCGCCTAGCGGTAAATCTTGGCTTGATGCGTATCGTGAAAATCCTAATTATAGCCCTACTGGCTATAGATAATAATTTAGGCGCAAAGGTAAAACCCTTGCGCCTTTTTCTATTTTTCTACTTTAATCAGGATTTCTGTTACCTTTCGGTCTCCTTGAGCGGTCTTTTCGTTCTTGTAACAATATAGGCTACCTGCTCTTACTTCTGTTGCGAATCCCATTTCTTTGTAATCGTTTTGAACTATATCGAATAAGTAATGTATAGCGTCTCTTCTTAGTCTGAAGAACTCGCCCATACCTAAGTATTTGTAATTTTGTTCTTTACTTGAAAGGCTTTCTGTTTGCTTGCTGTAATAATTCAATTTATACATAGTCGTAATATTTAATTGTTTATTGTAAAAGGTCTTTCCTTTTATCTATTGCAAAGGTACGAATTTTCTCTGACACTACCAAATAATTTTAGTTAAATATCTGTTAATCGTACGTTAAATAATGCAAACCCGTTTTTAGATAATTCTCATTCAACTTAAAATACCTTCCGTAAAAATCCATATTTTTTTATGAAATAATAAAAATTTATATTATACTATTAATGTATCTGTTTTGTATTTGTGTGCGTGCGCATTTTATACGTACGTACACAATTTAACTAAACAGATACTTTATATTGGTTTGTCTGCTAGAAAAACCTTAGCTTTGCGCGGAAAAGTTTATAACTTATTAGTAACTACCTTTTTATGAAAATTTTCTCCCGAAAATTCCTACTCTCTTGTTATGGGTAGGCAAAAGTGGGAATACATATTCCCTAATTACTGCACTTTTGTTCCCTGTAACTATATTCCTAAATAATGTTAACAAATTTGGTAGTTCCAAAACTTCCTTTTATCTTTGTGCCATGAAAAAGGAAATTATACAAATTATCATCAAAGTAGCGCTGTATGCGCTCGGATTGATAGCTGCTTATTTTGGTGTCTCTGCTATGACATCATGCAGTACGTCTCACAATGTAGATGCTAGTGGTCGCACTACTATTGTTACTGTTGATACCACAATTGTTAAACATAACGGCTTTGTCCGTTCTAAAAATTTTAAGCCTTATGGTGAATATTAAATCTCGCTGCTTCATTGTCGAAGTTAACAATGTTCAGTATGTTGTAAAGTATGGCAAAATTGATGAGTTCCTTTGTTTGTTTTTGCCTAGTGTTGTTATCATTTCTTCTATGATTACTTCTCCAGTATCTTGGGAACATGATTATCAATGGTATAAACGTATCTGATTTTTTTTGCTTATGACTGCTAAAGATTATTTGACTGCTCTCAAGGTTATTAGAGAAATTCAGCGGAAACAGGCATATTGTAGTGGTCAGTCTAAACCCTATCTTGCTGAAACATTGAAAGAGATTGAAATGTATTGTCCTTTGGATTTCTCTAAAAGTGGAGGTCGTGTTAACGATAAGGTTCTTTTAAGTTGTTATAATGGTAATTTATTTAGTTCATAACTATGGCTCTCTTTCCTCGTTGCAATAATCCTGTTCCTGTCGTTGGTCGTCATGGAGTTACTCTTGTTGGTTGCCACTCTTGTATTCAATGCCGTGTTGCTGCGCAGGAACATCTTTGCAAAATACTAGAGGTTGAAGCATCTAAACATCAATATGTTGAATTTATTACCAATACTTATGATGATTTACATTTGCCCTATATTGATACTTCTTATTTGTACCCTTTTGGTTATGCCCTCCGCATACCTAATCGTGTAGTAAAAAAGTATAACAGAAGAACTAAAAGTTTTTACTTTGTAGAGGATAAAATCTCTAAATCGTTTAAACTTACAAGTTTTGATACTGTAGACACTGCTCCTATGCTTCGTGATTATTATGCACGTATTGACAAATACTATAGCAGATTTCCTTCTCGTTCTCGTGGTATAAGAAATAACTCTGTTGTTCCTATACTATGGTATGATGATATTAGAAAATATATAGGTCGTTTAAGAAAATGGTTTTTTAAAGAATATGGTGAAACATTACGGTACTACATTATTTGCGAGTACGGTTCACAATCATTCCGTCCGCATTATCATATCCTATTATTCCACGATTCGCCTAGAGCGAGAGCGGATTTTAGGAATGTTCGAACTTTGCCCCAATCAACCAAAGAAAATCCCCGAGAAATTTGTGTTAAACTCGATTTGGCTGATTTATGGGTCTACGGTGATACGACTTCAAAGGTTACAGACGGCAACATGCAGGAATATGTTAGTAAGTATCTTACACAACATTCTGACTTCCCTAGAGTGCTTGACAAGTTTCCACAAAGGAGTTTTCACTCAATCTTATTGGGTTCAAAGGTCAGAAATGAGGTTAGAGAATTACTCAAGGCTCGAGATTTCGAAACACTTACAACAGATTATGTTGTTAACAAAAAAGGTGTGCGACGCCCTGTTTCCATGTCCGATGCGTATTACTCTCAATTTGCCGTTAAATTTACAGGTTCTTCCCTTTTTAATGTTGCAGAAACTTCTTCCCTTTTTCGTTCGGTGGTATACGTTGCCCGCCGTTTCTTCGCTACCAAAGGCGAAATCTATGATGACGGTCAAGTAAGGGAGTTTCTTATGTGGTTGCTTAAGCCTTCCACTGTTGATTTATATAAATATAATTATCAGTTTCGTGCTGTTCATTGGTATGCTGTCACTTTCGCTAAACCTATTTATAACAGTTCCGATTCTGTCAACCCTTTAAAATCGTTGCTTTATGCTGCACATCATCACTATTCGTTATCCTCCTATTTAGGTTTGGGTTTCTATGAATGTCTTAAGTTACGTTTTGACTTCGTAGCTTGGAAGGATTATCTAAATATGATTCAGTATTTCCAAAATTTGGAAGATGACAAGTTATTTGCTTATGAAAATTATGCAAGTATGTCTCCATATACTGGAACTTATGATTTTAATAGTTTAAAGACACGGTCTATATTTCAGTATCAAGTTCAGAAAGCTAATATGGCTTATATTGAAAATATTAAGCACCGTGATGTTGTTGATTCTTATAAAAATTAATTATTATGGCTAATAAAGTTTTAGGTATGCACCGCCTTAAGAATAAGGTAAATCGTAATGCTTTCGATTTGTCTCATCGACACATGTTTACCGCTCAAGTTGGTGAATTGCTGCCTGTATTTACTCAGTGGGTTAACCCTAATGAGACGTTCAAAATTGGGTATAATGGTAAAACCCGTACCGCTGCCCTTAACACCGATGCATTTACTCGTATTCGTGAAAATATTCAGTACTTTTTTGTACCTTTTCAGTCTCTTTGGAAGTATTTTGAGCAGCAGGTTAATAATATGATTAAAGGTGACTCAGGACAAAATATTTCAAAGTTTGCTAGTAGTTCTACAGAGGCATCTAAAATTTCTACTTCTCTTCCTTATGTTTCGTACGTAGATTTGGGTTTTTGGTTATCTTTAATGTTTAACCATGCTCTTGATGCTGTAGATACTTATTTTCATACTTATACTTCTGGTCGTTCTGCTGTTGGTTTTAAAGATTTCTGTGATTCTTCTACTTCATACAATGATGTCTTTGTTTGTGATGGCTATCGTTTATGTCGTGCTGGTAAACTTTTAATGTCTCTTGGCTATGGTAATTTTAGTACCGTTATTCAGTATGATATTTATGCTATGGCTGAAGCGTTTGTTAGAATGGGTTCATCTTGGAATAAAACCGCTTTTTCCAATAGTTCTGTTTATGGGCTTAATCTTGTCGGGTTTGAATCTACTAAGGTATATAATAGTCCTAATTTGTCTATTTTACCTTTACTTGCTTATCATAAGATTTGCAATGACCATTAT